ACCGTCGCATTGTTCGTCATTTATTTTATGTTTCGAAACTTCATTATGTGTTATACCAGGTGACACGTTGTAAATAATACCAGATATTCGTTGCGCTCGTTTGTGTACTAAATTTATAAAATGTAATATTTCTTTTTTATTTTTACAAATATCGTCAATGTATAATTTGCATTTGTCGCACTGTATATTCGGCATATTACTAACTATACTATACATTTTTAGTATATCGCGCGATTGAACTAAAACATAACACTCGGGGACAATTCCATTGTATTCATTACTTATCAGTTATGTAACTTACAAATAACGTTTGTATTCCAAATAAAACACTCCAATGCTGTATATTACACAAGCACTTTGAAAACTTACATAAAATGTTCCAGTGTAATACGGAATGGTATATAGATTCATTGCAAATAATAATAATATAATACCATATTATTATTTATTAATTTAACCGACAGCTGCAGGACTCGAACCTGCGCGCCCATAGGGCAATGCCTTAGCAGGGCACCGCGTTAACCACTCCGCCAAGCTGCCACAAACATACAAGCACCGAGAGTTGAACTCGGATCTCAACGGTGTTAACATCGTGTTCTAACCACTAAACTATGCCTGCACAAGTAATATAGTATATTTTTCTTTAAGTTATTTGTATACCAAATATTTTAGTTAGCAATACGACTAATATTGGTTGACGTTTCGACAACCTGATTTGTATTTATCTCGACTACTGTCCTTGTTTCTTTACGTGTACCGTTGCAGGTTTCAACGCGGGTTTCAATTTTATGACCATTTTGAATAGAGATGGTTGTATGAACTGTATGACTCGCCGCATTACCGGAGACCCCAGGATTAAACGAAAACATTTGTTGTCCTTGTCCGGAAAAAGGGTTCTGGTGTTGTGTAAATGAATTATTAAAAAATTGTTTAAATAAATGATCAGGGTGGACAAAATGTGCACCACGAAACGCATGAGCGGGCTGTCGCTGTTGGGGTGGGGGTTGCTGCTCTTCTGGTGGATTTGTAAGCATTTGATACGCCTCGGAAATTTTTTTGAATTTCTCCTCTGCATCTGGTGCTTTATTTTTATCGGGGTGATATTTAATTGCCAATTTATGGTAAGCTTTTTTAATTTGTTCTTCATTTGCACCCGGTTGTAGTCCTAATATATTGTAATAGTTCTCCATTATACATATAAAATTATATGTATTTATATGTGTTTACTTAATCAAATATTTTTAGGGGGGGGGGATTGGAATAAACCGTCGGCGTAAAATGATGACGCAATTTGTTTAACTGTGTCATTTTTAATCTTCCAAAATGTAATGAAACTAATTTTAGTTACAGGAGGAACCGGATTAGTTGGTAGTGCCTTACGGTCAGTTAGACAAAAATATACGGAATATACGTATGTGTTTCTATCATCAAATGATTGTGATTTAACAAATCGGGATGAAACACATAAATGTTTTCAGAAATATAATCCAGATTATGTAATACATTTAGCTGCAAATGTAGGAGGCCTTTATAAAAATATGAATTTTAAAGTGGATATGTTTGAATCGAATTTACAAATGAATATGAATGTATTGAACGTATGTCATAAATTAAAAATAAAAAAATTGATCAGTTGTTTATCGACGTGTATTTTCCCGGATAAAACGTCATACCCAATTAATGAAGAAATGCTTCATAATGGTGCGCCACATCATTCAAATGATGCATATGCGTATGCGAAACGAATGTTAGAAGTACAAAGCAAAGCATATCAAGAACAATATGGAGATGATTTTAGTTGTATAATACCAACCAATATATATGGCGAAAATGATAATTATAGTCTAGAAAATGGCCATGTCGTGCCATCGCTGATTCATAAATGTCATAATGCGAAACAAAAAGGCGAACCATTTATTGTCCGTGGCACGGGGAAACCATTGCGTCAATTCATTTACGCGAAAGATATGGCGGATTTAATTATGTGGGTATTGGAGAATTATAAAGAAAATGATTCTATTATTTTGTCTGTTGGTGAAGAAGACGAAATAAGTATTCGGGATATAGCCACATTAATAGCTAAAAATTACGAATATGAAGATATGATGGAATTTGACGACTCGTTTAGTGACGGACAATATAAAAAAACCGCGGATAATAGTAAATTAATAAATCTATACCCCGATTTTCATTTTACAACAGTAGAAACGGGTATTAAAAATTCAGTTCAATGGTTCAAAGACAACATCGGCAAATGTAGGAAATAACCCCAAATGTAATGTAACTCTCGGGGGGGCATATAGTAACAAATCCATAAAATTGATTATTGTGTAAATATTATAATCAATTAAAAAATCAAACAATCAAACAATCAAAGGATGATGCAGCTTATAATTATGTTGTTAACAATTGGACTGGTGACGTCGAGTGACCTATGTTTCAATCTGGGAAATTATTGGTGTTATAAGAGACAATGTTTATCGCCAGAATTAACTACAACCGGTTACAATTGCCTGGGTTCAGGACATAGCATACCCGCCAGATGTCCAGAAAATGCAATATGCGAAAACGATAGATATACGTGCAAACCCGGTTATAGAAGTGTATGGAATAATCCCGGTGGATGGGGTAATTATTGTGATAATTGTAAATTAGATCATAGTTGTGTCGATGCAACCATTACTACTACATCGCCAACTGGAATGCCAACAAGTATTCCAACTGGAATACCAACAAGTATTCCAACCGGAATACCAACAAGTATCGAAACATACGAACCCGTAAGTGAACCCACAAATAGTCCTACTCATATTCCAACCCGAATACACATTAGTGTTCCATCACAAATACCAACAAGTAAGCCAACAGAAAAGGGATATTCTGGTGAAGAATACGACGACGACGTAGAATCAAAATATTCGTTAACCGACACTTATCTAATCGTGATATTAGTACTAATATTAGTACTGATATTAGTAACATACAAACTATTGAGCCANTGTATCGAAAAATGCCGACACGAATATGAGTTGCCAATAATAACAACTGGGACAAATATACCGCCAACAATTACAAATGTACACGTTTATCAAGGAACGCATATACCCGATGGTTTACCGGATGTATATGCGTGCGCAATTACACCAAGTGCACCACCAATCGAATGTAAGGTGTAGAATATGGTTTAGGTAAACAATACATTTTTTATATTTTTACTGTTGTATTGTTGATATACGCACCATAACTAAGTAACAATGCAATTATAAGAGGGGTTGCGAAATCATACATAAATACCTGATTTTTATATAACCAAGATGTACCGGGTTCTGGTGTCTTGTCAATGTTAGTTAAATAAAATACTAGATTGGTGGCAGGGACCATTATTTTACGTACGATACCCCCATACTGTTGTCCCCAATGATTTCTATTTTCGGTTTGCTCATAAATTTGATAAACCAATGGCTTGTAAAAGCAAAAACGATAATTATTCCCGTCGTTATTTACATAACAATCGAAATCCTCGATAGTATGCGCGGTATTTATGGTGTGGTTAATATACTGTTGTGAATATATATTCGCGTGCGTACCGGAAGACACTATACATTTACGAAAAAACTCATTATGTTTAATTGTAATATGCGGTAATGTTCCTAATTGAATTAAACCTCCTGTTTTATTAATATAATGTATAAATTTGTTTATTTCGCGTATATAAGTACGATTTGTAATTTCCGGGGAAATAATAAAATCATCTTCCAATACAAGAATATTTTTGAAATTATGTATTTGAGCGTGGCGAAATGCTTGTAAATAAGCGTGTGATAAATCTAAATATGAAATATTAACTTCTCTATTAGGTGGCAATGTTTTATTACATTTTTTAAATCCCTTATTGTGTTGTATATACGTTGTTTTAGTAAGAAAATATTCACTTAATTGTTTTTTTACATTTTCTAATCGAGGGCTATTTTCCATTGTAAGTACATATGTAGCGTCAACATTATCAAATATATAATTTTTATTATGGTATATTTCATATTGATAGCAATTCATATTATATATATAATATATATAATATCGTAAAATGAATAAAACTCGAAAAAAAAATAAAACACCATTTAACCCCGAAGATTATAAAAGTAATGATGGTATGTTAACATCAATATGGGGGCCTTCGTTATGGCATGTATTACACACAATGAGTTTTAATTATCCGACACAGCCATCAAAAGATGATAAAATACATTATCGTGATTTTATTCTGAATCTAAAATATACATTACCGTGCGGAAAATGTCGTGAAAATTTAAAGAAAAATATAAAAGAATTACCATTACAAATGAAAAATATGGATAGCCGCGAAACATTCTCAAAATATGTATATGATTTGCATGAGTTAGTAAATAAAATGTTAGGAAAAAAATCGGGATTGAGTTTTGAGGAAATTAAAGACCGTTATGAACATTTTCGCGCGCGTTGTGTGAATGAAAAAATACAAACCAAACTCGAGAATGGGTGTATTAAACCGTTATATGGTAAGAAATCAAAATGTATATTAAAAATAGTACCAGCAGACGTGAAATGTGAAACATTAGAAATTAACAAAGAATGTATGAAATATACGTGAATTTTAGATAAAACACAATGAGATTTATATCATTATGTTTATATATAATGACAAAGAAGAATTGTAAAACGTGTGATACAACAGAAGGTTTTGAAAATAATGAAAAAAATAATACATATATTCCGTTTTGGTATGAGGACCCGAATATTATTTTCCAGACAGACTATATTTATGAATTATTTCCAAATGAAAATATGGAATATAATCAAATGTTAAATGCAGTTACACGCAGTGTAATATTATTGACGATTGTGATATTTTTAATCCATCCATCTTCAAAAATGTTGTTTATGTTAATGATATCATTGGGTATAATATTTTTGATGCATTTTTATAGAAATAAACAACGTAAGAATTTAGACGAAAAGGAGGGATTTTCAAATGTAGCCCAAGACTATTTAGATGATAAATACGAAAACAATAATTACGACGAAGTATTTAGTGAACCCACCGAAACTAATCCGTTTGGAAATGTTTTAATAACAGAAATACACGATGAATCGAAAAAACCAGCTCCTCCGGCATATAATAAAAATGTGCAAAGTAAAATAATAAACAGCGCGAAGCAAATGGTGCAACAGGCGAATCCAGATCATCCTGAAATCGCGGATAAGTTATTTAAAGGTTTAGGGGAAGAATTAAATTTTGAACAATCATTACGTCCATTTAACAGTAATCCGTCAACAACAACACCGAATGATCAAAATGCATTTGCGGAGTTTTGTTATGGGTCAATGGTATCTTGTAAAGAAGGTAATCAGTTTGCTTGTGCCCGTAATTTATCGAGACATACAAATTATTAATTAAATGATAAAAAAACTCTTCTCCATGTATAATATAATGGCATCAACAAGTAATTACAATTTTAACGGATTAGGTAGAATCGGTAATGAAGTCACCGAACAAAGTCAACGTACGGCCCACAATACGCGATTTGCAAACCACATGTTATCTGATTTTTTTAGTTCAGATTTATCTGATAAACATGTAAAGTTTGCAACCCAACAACCAATGATGCAGGTGAATGGTTTGGCTCACGGTAATGGATTAAATAGAGACGTGATCGATATTAATTCGCTATTGACTTTAAAAACCAAAGAAGAACGTGCTCACGAGAAACTTCAGTTACACGAACGCCCATTCGCGACGGTTCCTTATATGGGGCGCGGAAGTGTTAATCCTGATGTCGAAACAAAATTAATGCACGGAGATGATGTTTTTGAGAAACGCAGTGAAATGCCGGTAACTCTTTCTGAAAAGTCTTATGATAATGTTCATCTTTACCCATTAGATGAAGACGCCAAGAATAAGGCCACCAATCCTAAGTACAGTGTACAAGAAGCTGCCTTATCTGGCTGGATCCGTGGTGGTGCGTCAACTCGTGAAATGAACGACGACCCTCGTAATAAGTAAAAAAACGATATAAAAACAAAATTATACATAAATTAATGTATAATTTTGCGACAGTTGTAAATTATAATGATAATTTTAGTTATAGGAATACAATTCGTAATTTATTTTCTCTAAAAACAATAGATCAACATACAGAGATCGATATTGAAACGGCTGATGAAAATGATTATGACGAAGATGCAATGAATAAAGGACTGGATTACATTTATATGATTACCAAAGATGAACCATTATTTATTGAATTATATAAAAAATCCGCCGGACAAATGTTGTCCGAAGATATTCATATTGGAATGAGTATATTATTGAGTTATAGCAATTTAAAAGAATTCCACGCCTGTTTAGTGGAATATAAAACGAACACTAGTGAATTTAACAGAGATAATGAGAAATATGCAAAAATATATACAAAAGTATAAGTTAAAATATATTCATACTTTATAATGGCATCTACAAGAAGTAAAAATAATAAAGGGGATTATGCATTAAAACAAGCGGAGCACGAAAATATGTTTTCAAACCGATTATACGAACATAATGCATATCCATCCCAATCACATTTACCAGGTGATGGTTTATTGCAAGGACAAATGGGACCTATGAAATTAGCGCAAAATTTTGCGGATGTTGAATCTTTTTTACGAGGTACCGGAAGCGTCGATCTAGTAAATGATCGTAAACAAATTGTTCCTATACTGAATAATTTACAAAGTGTGTCAATTATAGATAAAACTACTGTCCATATACCAGAACCATTAGTTGTTGAGCATGGTCAGCGCCCATCTTATCAAAAATAAAAATATATATGTTTTACCATCATATATATTTTAGGTTGTA